GATGAGCTATGCGATCTTGGTGGTACATATAGTGATTTATATAAAGATCTATATGGTATGCGACCAAGGGGTGTTTATCCTTCAACAGTAGAAGAATACAAGAAGGAAATTGCCAAAATTGGTGAGCAATTACGCATGGAAATTGAACAAGAAAGGAAAGAGAAAGAGAGGAAAAAGAACAGGAAGCCATTTATAAGCAGACCAATAAACAAGCCATTTAAGGTATTTTATGAAAGGAATAGATAATGGAAATAATGTTTATGATAACAGCTGGAGCATGGATAGGTACAGCTATAGCAATAATAGAAATGGATGTAATCAAACCAATACTGGAGAAAGATTATGAGTTTCTATCAATAATGGATCGTATAGAAATGATCCAGCTAAAAGAAGGAGATATAATAGATGATAACATTTAAAGCGATCAATAAATACAGTGTTATTTACAAAGGTAAGACAATAGATTATTATAAACTTACCTTTTTAAATGGTGATTCCAAAATCTTAACAGAAGAAGATTGGGAATTAATTAAACAAGAGGCTATGTGTGATGTCAAAGATAATCTGTCCTGAATGTAATGGTGAATGTTATGTGGATGAAAATCCATGTTTAACATGTGAAGGTGGATATATGGATGAAATCGGTCCAGAAGATTACACATTAGTCGAAGATCAATACACGAAAGGAGTGCAAGATGATCTCATTTATAAGTAGAACTGCATCGACAGTAGCCAAAGGCTTGGCAACTACCGAAGCATATAAATATGGTAAGGGTAGAGTAGTATGGTATTACAAAGTATTACTCAGTCCTGATTTCTCCAAGACTATGACTAACTTGTATAATTACAACAAGGTAGAGAGAGATCTAAACAATAACAACTTCGATCATACAATGAAGAAGGTGTTTCATATCAGTCCAGAGGGACATGTATATGATGCAAGAACAGGCAACATTATTGGTAATGTACATGAACCAAAAGGTAATCGTTATCATGATGATGCTAATTACGAAGGAGAACCAAGTAATGCAACAGTCTAACTTTAATCAAGAACTATTGAAATTGATATCTGACTTGCAAGAAAAAGTGCATAAACTTGTGATGACTAATCTTAAGTTATTACAAGCATTGAGAAATAATAATTTATTAACTCATGATGAACGTATGCAACTAATAGAAATGCAATCATCAGACTATAATGGAGATGCAAATGAGCAAAGTAAATCAACTAGAACAGACAATTAGAGAAGATCTAGAACAAGATCATACTAGAATTACTGAGCGTAAAGCTCACATTGTCAATGCTCTAGCTTATGTTAGACAAGCAAGTAATCCATCTTTCAAATGGAACAAACTAGAACGATCAATACTTGCTGCTATGATTATTGAACTTACTTCTATGCAAGATACAGACGCACAGTCTATTGATATTCTTGAACAAAAGATTAGTGAGTTTGATAGATGAAGATTTATCTAGTGGGGGATATGCTCCCCCACCAGAACAGAAGGGCTATAATGCGATTAGAAAGGAATATACATGATACCCACAGAAAGTAAACTGCACATTGCAGATAATTGTAACATTGTCCCCAGTATTCGTGATATTTATTACCACGATTTACAGCATGGCGACTGGGAACAGATCCCAGATAAGAAAGCTCTGTTCAATGAGGACAAATATATTGCCACTATGAGCAATGCAAGTGCCGAGAATCTCAGGACTTATCCTGATTTTGTCAGCATGTTGAATCAAGGTCTTATGGAATCTAACTCATTAGATCTAGATAATGTAGAAGTACATGACGATATCATTGATAATGGTGGTAAATTCAGTCGTTTAATTACATTCAATGGTACGACTACCACCTTTGGAAAAGATACATTGAAGCTCAGATTATGGGCTTGGACTGCCTACAATCTACGTTGGGCTGAACAATTTATCTTTGGTCCAATCATTGTCTATTGTCTTAATGGTTGCATGAGAGCTGATTGGAAGATCAAAGGTATGTCTAAGAAGAATTGGAATACCAAAACTTCTATCGGTGCATCTGATATATCTAGAGCATTAGATGCTTTTAACCAATATCCAGAATGGTTTGAGGTTATGGCTAGAAAACAGATACCACAAGACAATGTTAGGTATTTGTTTGAGAATACACTAGCACAAATAGATGATCCAATACACCCTAGAGTCTCGGATTATGCAATGTCAGAACTATCTACACATTGGGAAACTTACAAGCGTAGATATGGTGTAAACATGTATGCTGTTTATCAAACTGCGACACATTGGGCTACACACCCAGAAGGTCGTGGGCAGCCAATGAACAAGTTTAGATCACGATCTGACAAAGTTGCAGCTATGTTACAATCAGAAGATTGGAACACTTTACTTGCTGCATAATTTATTATATCAATTCCTTATGGAGTATGCTTTAGGCAAGAAATTCTATAAGGAAGTTATACCCCAGTTTGTCAAAGCTAGAGAGAAGCTGGGGTATACCCAAGCAGCAGTAGATGAACTATTGGGTGTTGCTAGAGGTCTTGTTTCCAAATGGGAAGTAGGCATACGCAAACCGAGTGGTTATCTATTTTGTTGCTGGGCAGACGCTTTAGACTGCCGAATAACATTAACAGAAAGGAAAGATGATGACCACATTCTCAAAGAGAAAGACTAGAAAGAAACCTCAAGAAATAATAGATCAACTAACCAAAGATCCAGACGGATTAAAAATGGTTGGTAAAATAGATCCAGCTTACTATAGATATGGCAATATAGAATGTGCCGATTTTATATGGGACAAGAAACTAAATTTCTATGAAGGTTCTGCTCTCAAATATATTGTAAGACACCGAATGAAAAATGGTAAAGAGGATTTACTTAAAGCCATTTGGTATATCAGTAAGTTAATTGAAGTAGAATATAACGAGAAGGAGAAATAATAATGTACGACAACGATTACTGTGATGAAGATAGAAGTAAAAATATAAATTTATTTCAACATGCAGAAAGTCTGCCAATCTTCAACAAAGGCAGTTATCCAGCTTTAATAGGTAAACTTAGAAAAGCTGCTGCCGCTTATTTAATATATGCAGAGATTGCTAAAGTTAATAACTCTATTAGAACTATTAAGAATTTAGTAGATAAGTATGAGTTCTCAGATGATTTCTGTAATATAGATACACTTAAAGGCTTCAACGATCATTATCCGTTTAACAAACCAATTAATCAGATGACTACTAATTGGTGTGATTTAACTGATTCACAAAAGGAAGAAGCAAAACAAGATGAAGAATCTAAATGACATACTAGGTAAATACAGACGAGAAGTATTAGAAGAAAACAAAACTAGTCCTTTAACTGCTAAGCAAAAGAAAAGACAATTAATACTTAAAGCTGCTAAAAGATATTTTACCTATGATAAGTATATTATGTTTATGAAATTATATTTATCACCAAGAATAAATGACAATAAAATGGTTTATGATACAGCACATATGTTGTATGATAAGTATAGAAAGGAACAATCAGAATGGCTACAAAGAAAAGAACGACGCCGAACAAGGTCCAAGATATACTAGAAATTTCCTTTGGTGGTACTGATGCTATCAAACTAGTCGAAGGTAAATGGAAAGATATCTGGGAGATCAAAACTGGTAGAGTAAACAAAGAAGATCTATCAGATGTATTACCAGTACAAATGGGAATATATACCGAACCATTTAATATACAATGGTTTGAAAAACAAACTGGATTTAAAGTAACTAACAACAATGATGTATACAAAAATCCAGACGTACAGTTTCTACATGCAACAGTAGACGGAATCATAGATAGTGAAGATGCAATATTCGAAGCTAAGCATGTCAGTCCGTTTAGTGTCAAGAATGTTGTAGATAAATACTATCCACAGTTGCAGCATTACATGCTAGTAACAGGATTAAGTAAAGCATATTTATCAGTATTAGTCGGTAACTTGCAACACAAGATATATGAGATTGAAGCTGATATAGAATTTATACATAAACTATTATATGCAGAAACGCATATGTGGGCATATGTACAAGCAGATATACCACCACCAGATTATGTAGACTTTCATGCTTTCACAACACAGAAGGAGAAGATAAATGGACTTACAGAAGCGATCACAATATCCTTACCAAGCTGGTTACAAGGCACGATCAACTAGCAAAGAAGCAGCTGATAAAATCAATATGCAATATCCAAGACAGCGATATGCTATTGAAGATGTATTTAAATTTGGTCCAATGAATACATACACAGCTGATGAAGTAGCAGACCAAATAAAACAAAACTTAATTAGTGTAAGAGCAAGAATAACAGAGCTAACACTATTAGGTGTATTACAAGATTCTGGTGAACGAAGAAAAAACAAGAATAACAGAAATGTTATAGCTTGGATTCACAAGGATAAATTAACTAAACAGAAGGAGTTATATTTTAAATGAGTAATACTAAAAGAATCTGGGACAGTTTTAAACATACTGATCCTCAGTTTACTAAACAATTTAACAAGTTTGGTAAAGACTTAACAACTACTGATCCTATGTATCAGGTCATGAAAATGACAGATCAATTTGGTCCAGTCGGTGAAGGTTGGACTTACAATGTTGAGTATACTTATACAGAGAAAGCTGTATTTGCAGAACTCAAGATAGGTTGGCGTGAAGATACCAATAAAGATTTTAATTGGTACGGTCCTGTTTCAGCAGTTAATCCTTTGTATAATACCAAAGGTACACTAGATGACGAAGCACCTAAGAAAGCTATGACAGATGCTATGACTAAAGCTATGTCGCATCTAGGTATGGCAGCTGATGTATTCTTAGGACTGTATGATAGCAACAAATATGTTCAACAGATGAAAGCTAAGTTTGCAACAGCAAATGAGTCTAAGGTCAAAGAACTAAAGGTAGCTAAGTAATGAGTTATACATTTAAAGGAGAAGATCTAATTAATGTATCTATGCTACCTGATAATAACATGTATCAAGCCTACTACAAAAAAGATAGTGGGCTTCAGAGACTTAGGTTTAGTGCATGGGATTTTACTGACGGAATATTTAACACATTAAAGAGTACTAACTTTACTATTCAATATCCTTCATGGGGATATTATAGACTTAAAGAACAAAGATTCTTTAGTGTATTAGGAAGGAAACTATATAAAAATGATTAAACAAAAACTAGAAAACTGGGGATCTAACATGGTGTCAGAATCCCTAGAAGATTTTTATCATGGTTGTGATCATTATGAAACATGCGATAGCGTATTTCATGGCATACCTAAATGGAAAAGATCTATTATCTTAATGACATTAGGTAGAGAATGGTTAGACGAAGAAGTAGATCTAGCAGTTAGAGATTTAACTGATGATCTATCTCAACAAGAAGTAGAACGTAGAATGGAAGGAGCATACTAATGAACTCATACGGAATACATACACAGTTAGCTAACAATAAACCTAAACCAAACAAAAGAGGTCAATGGTATTTAAACACAAATGTACCTGAGGAACTCTTTATAGAAGTAAAGGAGTATTGTACTAAGAATAACATTAGTCAGTCGAAGTTAATTAGAACTTTAATAATTAATTATCTAGCTGATCTAGAAGCAAGGGAGAAAAACTAATGACAATCAATAAAGTAATACTAGTAGGTAATCTAGGTAACGATCCTGAGATTAAAATTTCTAGTAAAGAAAAGAAGTTCGCCAAGCTATCAGTTGCTACACATGAAGTGTACAACAATGCCAAAGGCGAAAAGACAGAGAGAACACAATGGCACAATGTTGTTGTGTTTGATCCTAGACTAGCTGAAACTGTAGAGAAGCATTACAAAAAAGGTATGCAGATCTATGTAGAAGGTCAGCTAGAAACTAGAAAGTATGAACATAATGGAGAAACCAGATATGCTACTGAAGTTGTACTTCCTCAATTTAATAGTGATATTAAAATTGTGGGTAAGAAGAATGATACTGCGTCTACTAATTCTACTACAGAAGTAGATGATGATGTATCTGATATTCCATTTTAAGTTTTGTACTCTTTGATAGAACTTCATGGTAACTTGTAGATTTACCTTTCGTCTACAAGGGAGTTGAGTACAACAGGGGTAGGTTCATGTATCCTCCGCAGCCTACCCCTGAAAGTTTTATTCATGTACCAAGTTGATAGTGAAGGCGTAAGCCTAAATGGTGATTGAATAAATAGAGTCTGGGTAGTACTCAGGAAAAAAGTAAGCTAAGATGTTTTGAGGTGGGGATCTAG